CCCGCTCGAGAGCGTGCAGCAAGCAGCCGTGCCGGAGTTGGACGCCGCAGTAAGCCGCGCTGGTTCTGCCGCGCCGGAGCCTGGGCCACCGGCCAGGTACGACCCGGCCACAGGCCAGTGGACGGGCGAGCCACCACCTCCTCTACCGTCGACACCGCCCACGAATCTGCCGAAGGGTGTGACGCCAGAGTTGGTCGACCTCGCACACCAGCGCATTGACCGCGCCATCGACGTCGGATCGCCGCGCAATTACGATGCGCACGAGCAGCTCGACCAACTCCTGCAGCAGAACGCCGACCCAGGCCAGATCGCGCGGTTCTTCGCGAACCTCACCGGCCAGGGTGTGACGGCTACGGACCTGCTGCGGACGTTGAGGACCGGCGCGATGGCCGGCGGGCTGAGCACCGAAGCCAAGGTCGCGGCGAGCCCGTTCATCCAGACCGCGCTGCGCGCGCCTGCGGGTGCCGTAAAACTGGTCCTGGAAGGCCGCGCCGGCGACATTGGCACTGGCCTGCAGGGCGGCCTGGCGGGTCTCGCCGAAGGCGCGCGGGATGCGCTCCAGACGATCCGCTACGGCGTCAACTATCGAGCCGCGCTCGGTGGCGGCGCGCAGGGCGGCTACGGCTTCGCGCCCGGTCTCGACGTGCTCGGCTCGAACGCGGCCAAACGCGCGCTTGGCACCGGATTGATTGGTCTGGTGCGCACGCACGGCGCCATCAGCGATATCTCGGCCGGCATCGGTCGGGGTGCCAATCTGGCTCTCGGTGCGTCGCCTGAGGCTGCCGCGGAGGCTGGCCAGCAGTGGGCGATGCGCAGTGGTGAGTACGGCACCATCGGTTCTGCGGTGAACGATGCGATGAACGCGCTGCGCGGCAAGAATCCCGCCCTGGACGTGGCCTCGCAGATCCTGCTGCCGTTCTACCGTGTGGGCTACAACGTCTTCACCCAGGGCGTCGAGCGCTCACCTCTGGGTCTTGGCGGGCGCGTCATCGACGCGGTACAGGGTAGGCCGCTCGACCAGGGCAAGCTCGTCAACAACCTGTTCGGCGTGGGCCTGGCCGGGCTGGCATTTTCCCAAGCGGCAGCCGGCAACATCACCGGCGAGCGACCCGAGGGCGGCGCGCCGAAGCAGAGCCTGCGCATCCCCGAACAGGCGAACCTGGGGCCGCTCGAGGGCATGGCCAGGCGCGACACCCAGGGCAATCTGTGGCTACCATTGCGCGCGCTCGGTCCGGCCAGTGAGCCATTGGCGCAGGCGGCGGCACTGTATGAGTCGGCTCGAGACAACGAGGGCGACGTGCCCGGTCTGGCGACTCAGCTCGCGTCCGAATACGTCAAGCACGTCGCTGATGAGACGTGGCTCAACAGCATTGCCGACGCGATGAACACCATCAGCGCGATCGGCAATGTGTCGAGTCCGATTCCACAGGTGCAGAGTGCCGGGCAGCGCGAACTCGGCTACGAGGCCACGCAATACGGGAAGTCATTCATCCCGCAGGAGAAGCTCGGCGAGCAAGTCCTCGGCGGACTCGGTTTCACTGCGCCAGGTGGGAGTGGCAGTTCGGGCAGTTACTCGCCGTCCAAAGGCGCGGCGCGCTCAGGTGGCGCGACGACGCACCACGCGCGCTAGGTTGGCGACGAGAAATGCCACGACGAACCCGAGGACGGCCAGCCAGGGGACGAACGCTGCGAGCGCGATCTCGCCGAGCACCCATCCAGCGATCAGCCAGTGGACGGCAGACACGCGTCCCCCGTTGTGTAGATAGGCAGCATGCAATTCGCCGTAGGTTGGGTCGCAGCGGTCCGAATATTGGCGGGGCATCAGAGCACCTTCGACGCGATGAACACGAGCAGGCCGACGACGATGCCGCCATACACGGGCAGCAGCAGGTTGAACATCTGGCGCGTCTGGGCGTGCGCGGTTTTCTCCACGTCCGTTCTCAGATTCGCTATGGCTGTCTCGATGCGCGCCAGGGCGACATCCAGTTCAGCGTGTGTGACATACTCGGATTGCATCGGAAACAGCCTTTCTGGTGCCACGGTCCCGGCCATTGTCACGTGGCGCGGGGCCCTCTTGATGTGTGGTCGTACTATAGCCACAACGTGTCAAGAATCGGCTAACGCGGATGAAGAAACGGTGAACTGATGCCGATCCCAGGAACGAACATCAAATGGCCCTGGGAGTCCGACCCCGCGCCACCGCCTGACACCTCCGTTGCCCAGTCGATTGTCACGCAATTGGGAGACGCCCACGGTGGCGTCGTGGGCGAGCCGGCGAAAAATATCCCGGACGACAAGGGGAAGCCCACCGACCTCAGCCGCTACAGCTTCGGCGATGGCTCGTCACTCGAGATCAGTCCGAGCGGCACGATCAACGACTGGAGCCCCAAGGGGACTGGCGCCAAGACCGGTTGGACCGACTTCCAGCAAGTCCGCAATCCCGATCAGTCGATCACCTTCTATGGGAAAGATCCGGCCGACGGCAAACTGAAGAAAGTACCGGATCTGCCCCCCAGCGCGGCACCCGAGTCGGTCAAGACCACGCCGACGGCGACGGCAGAACTTGACAAGATCGACAAGAACGGCAACGACGCCACCCAGAGCGGCTTGCCACCGGTCAGTCTGCGCGACCCGAAGACGGGCACGGTCATCGACGTACCGAAAGATCCCGCCGGCTCAGTAACCGCGGTTGGCAACACGATGTACGTCATCAAGCCCGACGGCTCGAGCACGCCGGTTCTGGGGCCTGATGGCAAGCCACTCAGCAAACCCAAGGATAAATCCCAGTTCAACGTGCCAGGCATGGGCCTGGTCGAGTACGACCCGTCGAAGTCCGGCAGCGACGCCTACAACGTCGTGATCCCCACGCCGAAGGGTGTCCAGGCGTCGCAACTCAAGCCCGAGGTGCGCAACGGCGTCACGTACATGCCGGTCGATGACGGGCAGGGCGGCATCGTCTGGACCGAGGCCAAGCAAGCGGACGGGTCGGCACTGCCCACCGACGTCACCTACACGATGGCGAGCAATGACCCGCGCTCGCCGACGATCACGCTCGTCGACAACCAGGGCAACTCCAAACAGGTCTCCAAAGGACCCGACTGGAAGCCGCCGCCGAGTCCCGCCGCGGGTCAGGCGCTTACCCCGGACACCACCGCGCCGTACGTCGTCACCATCGGCGACAACGGCCAGCCGGTCTTCACCGACAACATCAACCGCATCAGCATCACCGACGCGACGCGCCAGTTCATCGACAGTCTCGGGACGCACGTTGCCGCCGGCAGCATGTCCGAGGCGCAGGCCCAGGACCTGATCAAGAACATCACCGCTGGGATGACTGCCAAGGCCACCCAGCAGAACGCGCAGGCGAACGCGCTGCAGGGCATGGCCCAGGCCACCACCGGGCAACTGAACGCCATCACCCAGGGCGCGCAGACGGGCGCAGGCCTGCTGCAAAACCGCGTCACCGCGGCGACCGGCGCGCTGCAGAACCTGGTCGGTCAGGCGGCCGGCGCCAAGAACCTGATGAGCGTGCCGGCCGGTCTCGGCCAGCAGCTCGTCGGCGGCTTGCAGGGCTGGGCTACCCAATTGGGTGGTGGTCAGGACGTCTACGACTCGGCAGCGAACCTGGTCAAACGCGCCGACCCGAACAATGCGCTGGGTGGCGATGCCGCGACGGCGTACGGCGCACTCGGGCAGATGCTGCAGAAGTACCGCGACCTGACCGGCCAGCCTCACCCGGCCGAGGTCGCCGCGGCCCAGCCGCAGGGCAATACCGGGTTTACCGCGCCGGCATCAGCGGCGCCAGCGGCAGTACCTCAGACGGCAGCGTCCACGTCGACGGCGATGCCGAATATCGGTGGGCCCTACACCGGCGGACTGCCGGCGATCGGCAACAATCCGATGCTGGCCGCACAGCAGATGTACAACCGCAACCAGGCCGCATTGCAGTTGCAGCAAGCCACCGCCCAGGCAAACATGCCGTTCGGGGCCATCGGAGCGAACCCTATGGCTAACGCCTTTACGGCACCGGTGACCGTCGCGCCGCCGCCCGCCACGGTGACTGTCTGATGGCTGGAGCAACAACGCAGGCCGAACGTCAGGCACAGGTGCTGGCCGCTGGCTATAACGGGCCGCTCACCGACGCGGCGATCAACCAGGCGTATGCCAACGCTGCCACACCGAGTGACCTGGCGTCCTCAGGACTGACCGGCTACTCGCCACAGACTGTAGCCGCGGCCAACCCCGCAGCACCGGCGCCCACCGTCACGGCGCCCGCCTCGCAGCTCGGGCAGGGCATCAACTCGCTGCTCGGCGCCATCGCCTCAGGCAACAAGCAGGCCTTCGACGAAGCCGTCCGCCAGTTCAATGCGACCTTCGGTCTCGACCAGCAGAAGTTCGCCGAGTCTGTGCGCCAGTACAACGAGGGGCTGGCCGTCACCCAGGCGGGCCTCACGGGCACATATGGTGGTGCGACCACCCAGCAGGCGCAGCAGCAGGCCGCCAACATCGCCGCGCAGGCAGCGGGACTGACCGGCTACTACACCGGCAACCTCGGCACCGGCAACATCGCCCAGGACGCCTTCGCCAAGGCAAGCGGCGACACGCGCGTGACCTATCTGAACGCCTCGGGCGGCAACCTGGGCGAGGCCGCTAATCGCTACTGGCAGGATGTCCAGGGCGCTATTGCGCAGGCCGGCATGAGCCCGACCCAGTTCGTGTACGGCACCCAGGGCGCGCCGACAATGGCGCTGCAGGCGATGTACGGCTCGAACGCCGCGCCGACACCAGGCGAGCTGACCCAGGCTGCCATCAAGCAGCAGGCCGACATCATCGCCCAGCGCAACCAGACGGCTCAGAACTGGGCCACGCTGTACGGCTACACGCCCCAGGTCGACGCCAATGGCAACCCGATTTTCCAAGCAGGCACGGGCGCGGGTCCAGGCGCTGGCACTAGCACGCTCGCGGCTCAGGAGCAGACGTACCGCCAGCAACTCGACGCGATCAACGCGGCCGCGGCACTCCAGGCGAATCCGTTCCGCCAGCAGCAGGTGCTCGGCCAGCTCGGCCGCGTGCTCGGCGGCCAGGGCGTTGCTGGATTCAGCGCACCTAACACGGTGCAGGGCGTGGGCACCGCCGGCGGCACGGGCCCGAACACGGGCATGGCCTACATGCAGCAGATGATCGACGACATCCGCAACCCAGGTGCCAATCAGGCCAGCGTCAACTCGGTGCTCGAGGGCATCCCCACTCCGAACAAGATCAATTCGGCAGATTTCCTCAGGTCGGCGCCGAGCACGCAGAGCATGATTCTTCAAGGCATGAGCGAGAAATACGGCCTTGATCCTGCGGATTCTTTGGCGCAAATCCGCAATACGCTCCCCAGCTTCACCGCGCCCTCGACCTTTGGCCAGATCAAGGGATGATGTGACGCCAACTCCGCCGCTTGACTACATGGACGATGGTGCCTGGCATCACCTGATATTCGGCAGCGAGCGTGGAATATGTGTTTCCGTCCCTCCCATACCGCGCCCGTATGGCACGTACTGCCGCCGCGCTCAACTTCGCGGCGTGCTGCCGTTCACCAATCGCCACGCGCGTTCGCCCCTTGCGATGCCGGTCCTGCATGTTGTCGAAAGCTGTACCGACGAACAGGTGATCAGGTCGGACGCATGGCGGATTATCGCAATGGTGGCAGACGTCCAATCCAGTCGGAATCTCTCCGTACGTGATTTCCCAGGCAAAGCGATGGGCGGCGACGTACCTCAGTTTGCCGATGTGAAAGGCACCATAGCCGCTCGGCCTCTTGACAGTTCCCAACCACGTCCAGCAGTCGTCGCCAACGCGGACGCGACGCCAGAAGCGGAGCTCAAGACTAGAATCGATGTGCATCAGGGAGTTACATCCTCCTTGGTGTTGCCGGCGGTTGTTTGTAGCAACCGTCGGCCCTATTGTATGGCTGGTACGTTGAGATGCCGTTAAAGAAGGGGAAATCTCAAGCGACGATCAGTAGCAACATCAAAGAGATGATTGCGGCCGGCCATCCCCAGAAGCAGGCGGTGGCCGCCGCGTTACGTCAGTCCAGAGCGAAGCCCATAGGCAAGAAGTCGTGACGATGACCACGCGCGGCATCCACCCCGATCTGCTCGACGAGTTGGAGGCAGCTCCTGCTGAGCCGGCCACGTCGCCGAAGCCTCCGCCGCGTAGACGTGGTCAGCGCGCGTCAGAACAGCCAACCGAGACGCCCCCTCCCGGAGACGCCGAGGTCACGCCTCCCCCCTCTGACGCGTCCGCGGAGGACTCCGGCGAGCCAGTCCTCTCACCGGAGCCCCCCGCATCGCCCGAATGGCTCGAGCAACTCAGAGCATCCGCCGATCCCAAGGAGATGCTCGCGTTGCTCACGAAGAACCTCCCGCGCGAGGACCTCTCGCGCGACGATGTCCTGGCTGGTCTGATCGGCGACCTGGGCAACAAGCGCGCGCGCCAGATGCTCGAGGACCAGCAGCGGCAAGCCGTCGAGCGACAGAAAGCCGAGGCCTTCGACCGCGGCGATCTGTACGCCCTTGGCCAGTACGCCGCCACCGACCTGCAAGCCCAGCGTCAGGCGCTCGAGGCCCAGACGCAGGTCGCGCTGAACCCGTACATGCAAGCCATTACGGCGTTCCAATCCACGCTGCCCGAAGCCGTCCAGAAAGACGTCCAGGGCAGGACGTACGCGCCCGGCGGCACGCCCGCCGAAGGTTTTTCCGCGTATCTCCAGGCCGTTCATGAGTCTGCGTTACGCCACGGGCTCGAGGACGAGGTTCGCAAACGCGAGCCGGCGCTGAGAAAAGTGGAGCTGTCATCGACTGTCGGAAGCGAGCAGAGCCCCGAGCTAGACGGTGGACCTGCGCAGGCGTACCGCGAGATCACGGACGCCCAGGTCGCCGCCATGACGCTCGAGGAATACGACCGCTACTTCGACGACAAGGGCCGGCCACGACCCGGCGTTCGTGTGCGTCTGGAGCGCGGGATCGACATCCGGCAGCAACAGCGCTGATCTCTCTGTTAGTAACTAGCACTAATAGAGCGCTGAAAGGAATACGCTAACATGGCCACTGGGGCCTCAGAGTTCGTGGATAAGACTATTGCTGACGGCGTTTTCAGTCCTGACATCTGGTCGAAGCAAGTACTGCGAGCAACAGAGTCTAATCTTGTTTTTGCCAAATGCGTCAATCGGGGCTATGAAGACGATGCGAGTGTAGGCAAGTCTGTCAAAGTTGCATCGATTGGCAATGTTGCCGCACGGGCAAAGACAGAGAACACCGCGATCGTCTATGAGACGGTGGCAGAGACCGCTACGACCATTACCCTCGACCGAACAGTTATGGGGGCACGTCTCGCCGCCTGAGGCGAGAGTGACAAACACGGGGTGAACTGTCGGGAACCCTAAACATCAACCAGATGACAACGAACATGCCGCACATTGACCGCAGTGAACGAAGCGGACGCGGCGTGGCTCGCTGGCTTCCTGGACGGCGAAGGATCAATCACGCTCTATCGGAGCATTTGGAAGTGGAAGCCGGACGGACCCAACACGCGGCGACTTCGCAATCACGAGCGGGAGCCCGAACGCTATCGCCCGTTGATTGCTGTCTCGCACACGGACGCGCCCACCTGCGACCACGTTTCCCAGTTGCTCACGCTCATCGGTGCGAAGCATTACTACCTGCGCGACCCCAAGCGGGTGAACCCCACGCGATTGGGCAAGCGACCGCAACGGCATATTTCGGTGATGAGCTTCGTCGGGGCGCGCCGCGTCCTGGATGTCGTCACGCCGTATCTGGTGACCAAGCGAGAGCAGGCGATTCATTTATTGCGTTTCATCGACATCGCACAGAGTCGAGATTCGCATCTGCGCTACACCGACGAGCAGCGAGAGATCGCGTTGTTTTTGCGCCGACATCCGATGCATGGGAATCCGCAGCCAAGCTCGACAGGGCCGGCCGATGGCCGAGTAGTCGAGAAGGTTCAGAGACTAGCGGGTGAGACGCCCAACGATACGCCCGCACCAGCGCCCCGCTTCCGACAGCCTCCGCTGCCGGAATGAAGAGATAGTCCACTCCGGGCCGAAAGGTCCGGGTCAGTGCAACATATGGTCCTACGCAGCAGTAGGCATCGAGGACATCGTCAAGGTGCAATCGATCGTCGACGTGCAGAACGAGTACCAGATGAAGATGGGCTACGCCATCGCGCGCGACATCGACTCCAAACTCGCCGCGGACGTGGCCGGCTTTACCCAGACGGTCGGCACCCTCGGCACCGCACTCGCCGACGTGGATGTCATCCGCTCGAACCAGTACCTGGATGATGCGGACGCACCGGCCGACGATCGCTTCTTCATCATGTCGCCAGCCGAGAAAGCCAACAAGATCGGCCTCGACCGCTGGAGCAACGCGCTGTACGTCGGCAACCCCAAGCCGGCCGTCACGGGCAGCCTGGGTGACATGTACGGCATGAACCTGTTCGTCACCACCAACCTGGTGAAGCCGGCGGGCGGCCAGGCCAACAACTTCGCATTTCAGCGCGAAGCGCTCGCGTTGATCGTCCAGCGCAGCCCGAAGATGCACCTGTTCTACGACATCGACTTCTTCACCTGGAAGCTGGCCAGCGAGGTGATCTACGGCCACCAGATGATGCGGCCGACGTTCGGCGTGTGGGCCAAGGGCATCGGCTAGATGGCGACGCAGACGGATCAGGGCGCGTCGCTGCTCGAGCGGTTGGAGCAGCGCGCCGCGCCAATTACCGGAGGTGCCCAGCCCAGGACCGGGCTCACCTACAACTTTCCCTTAGCCTGGTATCGAAGACCGGACGGCGACATCGTCCAGCTCCAGAGCGACCCGTACAACCGCACCATGTACGAGGACCTGGGCTTCGTCTTCCTGCGCCCGCCCGAAAGTCGCGAATGGGTCGACGAGATCCGACCGGGTGTCATCCTCGAGCAGAAGAAGCGCGCTTCGTTGATCACGGCCATTCGCCGCATTGCCCAGCGCGTGCCGCAGTACGTGCTCGACGAGGACCAGGACAACCCCTTCAGCGAACGCAGCACTGCCGAGTTGGAGGAGATCTTCGAGGACGCCAAGGCGCAAACCGGGCTCAAGATGCGCTTGCCGCCCATCAAGCCCGAGTCGAAGGGCGCAGCGTCCGACGGCAACCTGGCCGGTGTCGAGACCGGTATGAGCATGGAAGAGCTCGATGCGAAACTGACGCGCGGTCGCGGCTACGACCCGATGCGCGAAGCAAGGAGACGTTGAGGTAAGAAAATGGCAGAAGCAAGCGCATGGCTGCAGGCGGCGCAGGCCGAGCAGGGCGCGCCACTCGGCACGCCGCCGGGCAATCTGTTTTTCACCTATAAGCGTCCGGACGGCGACACGTTCGTCGGCTCCGCGGCCAACGCCGAAGCGTACCTGGCGGCCGGCTTCACGGTGGAGGGCGAGCAGACGTTCGATGATTCGGACTCCTTTCGAGAAGTGGTTAGTCCGGGCTCACTCGAACCACCCGCCTCGGGAGTCGCCACCACCGAAGCCACCGCCAACTCCGGAGCCATGCCCCAAACAACCCCGCCAGCGTAGGAAGCAGACCGATGGCAGTAGTGACGCAAACCGGCAACGCCGGCGGCCTGTGGACCCACACCCCGGTGGACTGGAGGGGCAACGAGAACGGCCAGCCGAGACCGGGCAACTGGCCAGCGGACGCCACAAACGGAGCGCAAGGCCTCGGCACCCGCCCGCTTGAGCAGATGCCGCCGCCAGGTCTGACCGTGCTCAGCGCGACGGCGGGCGCCGGTCAGGCGACGGTCACATGGACGACGTCGGTGTTGAGCGACTCGTCGGTCGACATTGGCCCGACGACCAGCTACGGCACGCACGTGAATGACCCGACCCAGGTGCTCAACCATAGTGTAGTGGTCGTCACTGGTACGCACGGCGTGCTGCAGCACTACCGCGCGAGCTCGAGCGGCTCTGGCTACAGCATCGTCAGCGCTGATTCGACCGTGACACCAACATGAGGACGATCCCGCCGATGCCCGACCCACCCGAAGAACCGGAAGACGACGACCAGCCTGAAGCTCCGCCAGAGCCACAACCCGAACCCGAGACGTGAGCGAGCTGGTCGCCGTTTCACCACCGCGCACCGCGCACCGCGCCGACTGCACTTTCGGACCGGGCTACTACCGGCTGATCCTGCAGGACGGCACTCGTCGCTACTGCCAGTCCGAGGCGGAGATCGTCGTGGTGCGCTCGCTACTGCTGGACAAATCGATTCGGCACATCCAGCGCGACGGCTACTGCCTAGACCAGCAAACAGGTGGCACGCCGGATGTGCTGGATGGCGAGCAGTTCCTGGCCTTGCCCAAGGATGAGGCCATGCGCGCGCTGGGCGACGTAACCGAAGCGGAGTACATCCGCGCCTACCGCGCGGTCGAGGACGCGGTTCTCGCGCGCGACAGGGCCATATCAGCGGGTGCCAGAGACCGACCGTCGATCGTGATCAAGCGGAAAGGGCGGAGGGTGGCTGACGTTGCGGCTCTTCCAGTGCCACGGTAGCCACCACGCCAGCGTGGGTGCCGGCCGCGGCGACGACGATGCGCACCACGTCGCCGACTCTCACCGCGCGGCGATTGGGCAACCGCCCGCCGGTGAAGCGTCCGGCCGTGCCGCCGGTCATCGTCGGGCGGTTCGCTGGGTCCGTCCACAGGCTCTGGTTGTTGATCTGTACGTCGACGATCGTGGTGCCGGAGCCGCCGGCGGCCGAGACCGCGGCGACCACGCTGCGAATCTGCCCCTCGGTGCAGGCCACCAGCATCGCCAGGACTTCACCAGCCTGGACGTTGGTGGGGGTGAACCCAGTCAGAAAACCCTGGACGCGGGTCGGGTCGGCCACGCCACGAGAAGCGTAGCAGCATGACCGAGACGCCGCGTCTGACGCCTGTCACGGTGGTCTATGCACCGCCACTCCAGCCGATTGGTGCGATAGTCGCTCCGCCACTGGTAGGGACCGATACGGTGCCGCCGCCGGTTGAGCCGTTCGTTCCGGACTACCCCGAGCCGTGGATTGGGCCACAGGGACCGGCTGGCCCGCAGGGCGACCCAGGACCAACAGGCGCGACAGGTCCACAGGGTCCTGCCGGGCCGCAAGGACCATCGGGGAATACGGGAGACGGTGGCGTCGACCTGGTCGTCGACGGTGGCGGTGCGGTGCTCACGACGGGTGCCAAGCTCGACGTGGAGGTGCCCTACAACCTGACTCTGGCGAGTATGCGGTTGATGGCCGACCAGAGCGGCAGCGTGGTGCTGGACATCCTGAAGGCACCGTACGCCACGTTTCCGGGGAGTGCCGCGTCGATCTGTGCGAGTGCGCTGCCGACGCTCTCAGGCGCACAGAAAGTCGAGGACACCACGCTTTCGGGCTGGACCACCACGCTCAATAAAGGCGATTGGCTGCGCATCACTGTGAACTCGGTGGCGACGATCCAGCGAGTGACGCTCAGTCTGGGCGGGACCAGGTTCTGATGACGCGCATCCTGACCTGTGGTTATGAGACCGGCGACGTGGCCGAAGCCGGAGCGACAACCACCGGCGGTGCATCGCCGGGCACCATCTCGGTCGTCTCTACCGTTCCAACCCCGCGCGCGGGCGCGTACTGTCTGAAGGCAGCCTATAACGGGACCACCGGCAGTGCTGGCGCGCAAGCCTACAAGGGCTACAACTTCGGTGCGGCCAAGACGGACGTCTGGGCGCGCTTCGCGTTCCTGATCCACGGCTACCAGTCGACGACCGAAACCATGATCGGCCAGGTGCTGGATTCCGCGGCAGGTGTGCAGACAACACTTACGTATCTTGGTAGTGATGGACTGCTGCGCATTCGTCTGGGTCCGAACATTACTGGCACGGTGCTGGGCACGGCGACCACGGCGCTTTCCGCAGACACCTGGCATGTGATCGAGTGGCGAACGCAGATCTTGACGACTACCACCGGAACCACGGAGGTGTGGTTGGACGGAAACCGCGTCATCAACTTCTCGGGCGACAACTCCAACACGTCGAACGTAAATACCCAATCGCTGCTGCTTGGCCAGGTCAATAGCCTGGGCTCGAACGCCACCATCAACGGTCAGTACATCGGCATCGACGATATCGCGATCAACGACACCAACGGCACCGTGAACAACGGGCGACCTGGAGACGGACGCGTCATCCTGCTCATACCGAACGGGGCTGGCAGCTCCACCCAGTGGACGCGCGGCGGCACCGATACCGGGGCGAACTATTCCCAGGTCAACGAACTCCCTCCGTCGTTGCTGCAATACAACGCGTCATCGACCGTCGGCAATCGTGATTTGTACGCGCTCTCAGATATTCCGGTGGTGGTGCAGAGCATCAACGTGGCTGAAGTCATTCTGCTAGCCCAGAACTCGGACGCTGGCGGCGGCTCGATTGGTCCGACGCTGAAGAGCGGTGCGATCACCAACGAAGCGACAGCCGTATCGCTCACTGCGACACCGGTGTACGTCACGGCTCGATATGAAACGGACCCGAACACCTCAGCAGCCTGGACTGCAGCGGCGGTCAACGCGCTCGAAGTTGGGGCTACCGTGCGGTGACCGATCGCCAACTCGGTGCCGAAGGACTCAACCTTGATCTGGTGCCATCCTCAGAGCGACGCCTGGGGCAGGAGGCCCTGAACGTGGAGTACGTCATTCCGAGCGGGGCATTGGCTGGCGATCAGATGGCGTCTCTCGTCTTGAACCTCGATATTGTGCCAACCACGCTCAGGTGGCTTGGCTCTCTCGCGCTGCAACTTGAGTATGTGCCTGGGCTGGCTGCGAACTCGCGCGCCTACGCGATGTGGTGGTGAAATGACCGAAGTCGCGCCGCCCTACACGCCCGTTCCGCCCTACAGTCCGGGTCCGCCGCTGGTGCCTGACGCTCCCCCCCCATGGACTGGTCCGCCAGGTCCGCCAGGCCTGCAGGGGCCGCAGGGTGACGTCGGCGCCACGGGTCCGCCGGGACCGGTCGGCCCCCAGGGCGATCAGGGCATTCAAGGCGTGCAGGGCATTCAGGGTCCGCCCGGCGGTGCACCACAGTGGCGCGGCACGTGGAGCGCGAGCACCACGTACGTCTCCAACGACGCGGTGTCCTATCAGGGCTCGAGTTACTACGCGCCCAGCAACGTGACGCTCGGGGTCGCGCCGCCGGCTGCACCGTGGCAGCTCATGGCCGCCCAGGGTGCCACCGGCGCGACGGGTCCGACCGGGCCAACCGGCGCGACGGGCGCGGGTGTGCCGACCGGTGGCACCACCGGGCAGGTGCTGCAGAAGACTAGCGCGACTGACTACGCCACCGTCTGGGCGACACCGGCCGTCTCGACGTTCTTCGACCTGACCGAGCAAGCCAGCAATCCGGCGACGCCCGCGGCCGGCACGCTGCGATTGTTCGCGAAGACCGACCACGGCCTGTACGTCATCGATTCCACGGGCGCTCTGCGGCGCCTGGACATCACCACCCTGGAGGCGGTCGTCTCGTATGCCTAGCCTGGCACAGTACCGCTCCACCTTTTGCGTCGAGTCAGGACCCTACATCGGCCCAGACAGTTATGACGTACGCGCGACCAGCGGCCCAGGTGCTGCCACGAGCGACCTGACGCACCTGTACTGCGAGGCCTACCCCATCCAATCAGGTATCCCGCAGCAGGACCAGTTGATCGACCGCCCACTCTACCGCCCGCAGGCCGTGCAGCAGACCGACCGCAATCGCTATGTGCAGGCGTACGACCCTGCGCAGGGTCTGATCACGCCCGACCTGGCCTGGGCGCTGCCGCCACTGGCCGACCCTGGCGTGGGCACGCTCTATCAGAACCTCGAAGCGTTCACGTATGCCGAGCTCGAAACCCAGATCTACCAGGACCTCGAGAACACCGGGCTGAGCGGTTTCGGCGAGCGTTTCGAGATTCTGGGTCCGTTCGATGTGCCGACGGCGCATCGATTGATCAACGACGGGTTGAAGCAGTGCTGGCTAATCGTCGAGGTGGTGTGCCTGCCCACGCCGATGATGACGCGGCACGATCTCAGCGTTGTTGCGCCCTGGCTGCAGGACACCAGCGACGTGCTGCAGGTTGGCTATCTGGCCGAGACCGACGACCGCAACCGCATCGACCCGTTCGAGAACGTGGTGCGCGGCCAGGTCGAGCGCGACGGTGGC